GCTGGTCATTACGGAGGCTGGGAGACTTCGATAGTCCCCCGACGGGCTAAGCCCGCGGCTCCCTCCTAAAAGGGAGACCTCCACCCGAGCTTGATGCTGACGTGCTCGGGGCGTCCAGAACGCTCCAAGTGCTCTTCATCGTAGTTCGCAGCCACGATGTCGGAACCCGATGTCGCAGCCGGACTCGGTCGAAGACCGAATCCCGCAACTGGGTGCCGCAATAGGCACTTAAGAAGGGCGCCTGGCCCGTCCAATGGATCGGACGGAGCCTTGGCAACCACGTAATAGCCCTTAGTTAGGGGGCTGTGGTATTCGGGATGAAGGCGTTGGAATTGATAACCAAGCGCCGATTCCCTGCCCAACAATGGAGAGGTCGGAGCTACGTTTGGGTAGTGCTTTAGCATTTTCCCTAGGTAGACATCCAACCACGCTGCCGTTTTCCAAAGACCAGCCCAATAGGCTTGGTTTCGGAGCGCAACAGCGGATATTACTCCATTCGCATCCTGCCGTTGTGTCGGGAGAACCGATCGAACCTTGACAATACTAACGTCTTGGCCGTCATAGTACTCCCGTCCGCAAGACTCCCTGAACCTTCCGGTCCAGAATGACTTGCTCTCGTTAACCACATGGCCGAAAGCCTGCAGTTCGAGAACAACGGACAGCACATAGTCTCGGGGGACAATCAAGTCGTCCCCAAAGACACGCACCCGCTCGGAAAAGCGCTTAATAAACGCATTCCGAGAAAGTGGGGTGCTTAGCTCTCGCTCGATGCCCAAGGCAATCACGGTCAAGAAGACCATGGCCTCAAACGGAAAGCAAAGAGCTGAACCCATAGACGCATACTTGGCCAAACGGATCACTCCGTGACCAGGTACATCAGCCTTTCGGGATCTGCAAGAATCGACCGCCCCTAGCAGATGGGGGTAGTCCTCAAGCATTGCCCGTACATGCTGATACGAGACCCTATCGGATGCTTCGCTCAAATCGAGCGTAGCGAGGTCGCCGCTGAGCGAACCTCTTCTGGCCATTAGCCTATTCGGCTCCTGGTCATCAAATCCGATAACGCGGGAGAGGAAACTATCCTCTTTCACCGCAGAAAGGATACACGCTAGAATCGACTGCTGCACATACTGCATGCAGGCCGGTTCAATTGCGATAATCCGTGGGGACTTGAGCGTTTTAGGAACGGTGATGACCCTCACGGGCATCTCCGCGCCGGGTTCAAGGACGTTCAATTCATCATCCAACTCCCCTATAAAGGAGGAATTAGGAATCAAGAATGACTCCGCCGGCATAAGCCGTTGAAGTCGAGCGGTCCAGGTTCGCAGGTTGTACTTACCATTACTGGTGAGACGATCTGCGACAGCGCCTGGTCCGTGCTTGGGATGAAGCCGAGTCCAGTAGACATCTCTGTCCACTTTCTCGAACAACTTCCCGAAAAGCAAAGCGGAAACTCTTTTGAAGTCGGCCATATAGGCCTCATCTAGGAGTTCATCGCTTCTCCGAACGTCCTGTTCACACTGGACGTAACCATTCATCGCTAGTCTCTCACGCCGCGGATTTACAACCCGCGTAGACGGCCCGGAAGGGTCATCTTGAGGGAGAGCTATCTTGCTGAACATCAGCGTAAGCTGACGCAAAGCATAGACTGCTTCGATGTCAGGAGAGTCCAGAAGCACGCCACTACAAGGATCGAACACACGTCCATAGAAACCTGACAGAAATGCCGGGAGACTTGTAAGACGCCGAGGCCGAAAGGCTGGAGCGTCCGACGGGACGACGAAACCTTGGTCAAGCCACTTTTCGGTAGCTTTTCCTAGGTCCGCCAGGGTAATCGCCAAAAACGACAACCCCTCGTGTTCGAACCGACTCGCGACAGTTTTTATATCGCGAGTGGCGCTAGTGCAGCATCGCGCGGCAAGTTCATTGGCCGCGCATGACCAGAGTGACGTCAGGCTTTTCAGTGTCCCTCCTTTATAGGTGGTAAACACATCCCTAGCTCTGTCGTCTAGACTCACCAAGTAAAGTGGAGAGGATCCGAATCTGTTGCGTTTCGAAGCTCTTTTAGGGCCTCGTGAACGTTTTGGAGCCGGACTTCCACTTCATCCGTCCTAAGCCTTTTGGGCTGCAGATAGATGGTGATGTAAACCGTTGTTGGCTCGCCATTGCTGGCAAAGTCTTGACGGGTCACTACTTGGGTATTGTTCGCAAATCTCCTAAGGGCACACATCAGTGGCCCTCAAGAAGATTTCCGCGACCAGATAGACAGCGTTGACCAAAGCGACCACCACCACTAGAAGTTTCTTGGTGATAGTAGTACGCGGGTCATGGTCCGTCTTACGACGGCCTATGCTTGGAAAAGCACGGGCCGACGGACCGTCGCTCGAGTCTCTCCTATCGGGGAGCTCGTGACGACCATTGCCTACTGGTGACATAGGAATCCCTTGCCATAAGGCATAGCGAGGATGATTAGTTCTCGCCAGCCAAAAGCTTGGTGATCACCGTGTCCGAAGATGCCGCGAGGAGGGTTCTGTAACCCACCCAAACGGCGAGAGCGTCAGCGTTCGTGTAGCCAGCGGGCGGAAGGTCGAAGACCGTGTAAACGGCCATATTGACCTTCACGTTTTCCACTGGCTTGAACGGATCTGACGTCACCTTCGCGAGGTCGAGCCTCACAACCCGGCGAATCCGCTTTGAGACCTGATGGTCGGCGGACAGCTGGATCAAACCGTCAGCGGAGCTATAGACACTCCTATCGCCCTCCACGCTTGTGCGCGGGAGCGACGTAGTGACCGTAGCGATCGTAACGGATTGAGGATCAGCGAACGACATGAGCATCACTCCTAGGGGCCTTGGTAGGCCCCCATTGACGTTTAAACGCGTAGTACACGGTCTCTCACTTAGATCGGGCTATGCCGAGAGCTGCGAGAATGGACTTCTGAAGGGTCGAAAGACCACTCCAGGAGAATCCGAAACCGTATGGTGTTGCCGCTCGTCTAACCTTGGTCTCAGCGACCGTGGAAAGCGAGGGACACGAACCCAGACCCTTAATACCGGTCGGGCCCGTGAATATGTACTGGTACTGGTGCACAGTGTGCTCCATAATGTACCCGTACCACAACACCTGGTTGTAGAGGGCCCAGTTCGACCAATTCCGCAAAACGGAGTCGGCGTTACTGAACCAATCGATCAACCAGCTCCAGGGCTGCAGGTTCCAGACGGTGTCTGGTGTCAGTGATACTCCAATAGTGCTCCGCGCTTTTAGCACGGCACGCGCCATTTCCGTTCTGCGACTTCCGTCGCGTGGCGGTATA